CACTCGGCGAGCTTCGTAATATTCGTCACGCAGTCTACCGTCAAAGATACGTTTAGCCGCATCGTCAACGCTGTCACCGTTGTTCATTGCTTCCTGTATGATATTACTTATCTCATCGGTAACATGCCTTAAAACCGATGTACCTGCCTGTACGCTTGCTTCGCTTACTGCCGCCGCTGTCGGCGCACTTATTTCCGTAACCGACAGTTCAGCGTCCGTCTGCCGTATGTACTGATCTGCCGATGCTTGCAACACATCGCCGCAGGTTTCTTCAACCGCCTGCGAAACTGCTTGCACAAGCTCCGCATCAGCTTCCGATTCCGTGGTGTGGGAGGACAGAAAAGAAAAAAGACTTTCTGAATTAAGCAGAGAAGTCTTTTCGCTTTTATGCCATTTTTTCATTGCTGTTGCTATACGCTTTTCAAGCAAAGAGATTTGCCGGACCGTCATTGCCGCAAAAGCTATACCCATTTTCTTTAGCTTATCGTAAAGCTTGTCGTTGTCTTTTTCGATTATCCTGTTAATGCACTCAATGATTTCGGCATCACAGCAAGCTTTTCTATCCATAGTGTTTCTATTCCTCAAACCTATCCCGTATCGATTTAAGTACCGATATAACATCATCGGAGCTTTTGGCTATCAGCGTTTCATCAGCCGACGCAGGAGAAGCGGACGATTGCTGAGAAGCAAGCGCTATAGGAATATTGCCCCATTCGTCCGGATAATCCTCGTATTCATCGCCGAGGAACTTGTATGTAACTTCCTTTGCCTTGTTCGGCGTTAAGCCACCCGCACGTTCTGTAATGCCGAGTATCTTTGAGAGATCATCGGGATTGCGTATTTCGGGTGCTTTGAATGCTATATGAACATACTTGAAACCATAGCCGTTAAGAAGTTTGTTGTTGATAATCCACTCAAGGCTTGCTCTTTCGGGCTGAAAGACCTGCTGTTCCGTGACTTCCATTGCAACCTGGGCGGTTGCTCTTGTATAGTCGGAACTGTAGCCGACATATATATCGGGAAGCTGAAAAGCACTCTGTATCCTGCGGCGGTTGTTGTCAAGGTATTCCTGAAACAGCTCGTCTTTTTGCAGAATAGGTGCAAGGTCTTTTATTTCGACCTCAGGGCGTTGTGTGTTTTCAAAGCCTGTGTCGCTGTTTAAACCTTCAAGCTCCAGCACCATAAATGCGTGTTGTCCCTTTTCGCCCTCAATTTCGGTTATGTTCTGCTGAAGATTAGTATAGCTCTTTTGGGAGAGCGTACCGCCTTTGACAAGTATCGCCATAGGCGTGTGTCTGCCTTTTCGGAAGTAGGTGTTATTAAGATTCTCGGCTCGCCTTGAGCCGTCAACGCTAAGCGTCTGACCTATCCAACGCACCTCACCGTAAGGCATACTGCCGATTTTTATTTCAAGAATTTCGTTTGCCTGATACTGAGCGGGAATCACCTCGTCAACGTAATCACCGCTTCGGATGTCAAGCGTTCGCTTGTCGCCGAACTCCTTGAAATAAACGTACTTACCGCTTACCTGCTGTCTGTATTTGCGGAAACGCTTTTTGTAAGTAAACGGGACACCTTTATCCATGTACTGCACCTCGAACCAGTCCTTTGAAAGAACGGATTTCCGGATAGTGTCAACATCTCTTATATTCTCAATCTGAACTACATCGCCCATAGCATTACGAATGATTTCGATGTACGCTATTCCATATATTTCACGGCTTCTTATGGCTTCCTTGAAAACCCCTTCGATAGGCTTATCGAAATTCATCAAAGACAGTATCTTTTCAGCTTTTGTATACTCGGCTGACATTGCCTCATCTTCGCTTTTGTCATCGCAGTATTCTATGGAAATTCCGAAGCCAGCAATATTGCGTTCATAGGCGGCTACACACTGAGGAAGCGTTGAAGAGTGTCTGTACATTTCGTAGAGGTCCTGAAGAGGAACAGGCGGTTCGAGCCATTCTCCGGCTGAATACTCGTCTGTTTTTTCCATAGCCGTGTCCGACAGAGCTTTTTTAATCGGTGCGTCCACAAACTTAACACCTATCGTAACAGACGGCTTTTTCTTTTCATCAGACATTTTCAACATCCTTTCAGTCCTTCTTTATCGGCAGGCATAACAGCAATACGCAGTCTGCCTCATCGGGAGAGGGTAGGCCTCTCGCTTTCATCTCTTTTTTGCTTTCGATTTTTATGACCGAGCTTTCGGTCATTGTATATTTTCTGCATGACAGCTGTGCTATAAGGTCATCGTCTTTCGGCAGTACAAGTTCTATCGACTTTGCTTCACCGTTTTTGTCAGTATCAGACAACAGCTCTTTCACGACAGACATCATATAGGTTGTCGTGTCATAATAGTAGCGGTGACGTATCCTCATACCGAATTTTACAGGCACTACCTTCATTCGCCCGTAAGTTTGCGGATCGGCCTTGCATATACGGCGTAATCTGTCAACAACTCCGCCACCGACACCGCCGTCGTCGACAGTGACGATGATTTTGCCTTTATATTGGCTGTATCTGTCTATCAGCTTTTTGTAGCACATTGCTATGTTATCAGCTGTACGCATCGTGTCTTGCCCCTGTGCCTTTTCGTAAAAGCTCACTTTTTCGTCAACCTTTATGCCGATAATTGTTTTATCATCGCCATATCGGGCAACGTCACAGCCGATGCGCACGGTAACAGGAACAGGCTTCTCATCGATAACCGTATTTGCCGATCGTTCAAGTGCAGACAGTGTTATAAACACATCGTCTTCCTGCTCGGGAAAATCCCCATATATACGAACACGGGCGAAATTGCTGTTTCGTCCGTATTTTTCAAGCATTGCGTTTATGTTTTCTTTATTCGTGCGAGGGCAGTCAAGCGAAGAAACACGATACGTCTTGAATAACGCACGGTCACGATTGTGGCTGTCAAAGAACACGCCTGAGGTTTTAGTGGGGTTGCCACACATCAGCAGTTTATTGTTCTTGCCTGACAGCGTACCGAGGATAGCTTCGATGATCTCATCGCTGACACCCGAGGCCTCGTCTATGATAAACAGCATATTGTCTTCGTGGAAACCCTGCATATTTTCGGCTGTAGTAGCTGTTCTTGCTGTCGCAAACCACCGCTCCGAGTAGCCTCTTACTTCGACTTTGGTTTTAGTCCATTTCAGTAGAGCTTTAAGGAGTGGGCTTTTGCTTATCCACTTTGACAGCTCCGCCCATAACACGTCATTGAGCTGTCTTGCTGTAGGAGCAGTGGCGACAACTCTCGACATAGGAAAACACGATAAAAACCACAAGGCAATAACCGCTTCGATACTTGTCTTGCCGACACCCTGACCACTGCGGACAGAAACTTTCGGTGCTGTAGCCACGTCCATAAGCACACCGCTTTGCCATTCATCAGGTGTAAAGCATACTACTTCGTTAGCAAACAGCACAGGATTTTTTCGGTAAAGCTTAATGCGCTCGGCGATAAAACCTTGTCTATTCAATGCTATCACCGTCCATAATTGCTTTTATCCAATCGTCAACCGCCTCATCTCCGGTAGCTTCGTTGCGGTTTTTGCGTATATCAGCAAGCTTACCGATAGCCTCGACTTTTGCTCGCTGTACTTTCGTCAGTTCTGCTTCGAGCCGTTCTATGCGCTTATAGCTGTTTTCCGTCATTGTCTGCATCTGGAACGCATCGCCTGCAAGGCGTTCGCCCTTTGCAACCTTTTCTTCGATTTGCTCATTATACCGCTCCATTTCTGAAGCGTTCTTGAAGTTACGTTTATTTTCAACTCGCATTACGCCTGTTATCAGTTGGTGTTCTTCCTGCAAAGACGCAATTGCTATCAGTATGCGGCGTTCTCTTAATCGGTAAAAGCGAATTTGCTCAAGCAGCAGTTCTTCTTCGTCCTCATCCATACTGTCCCATAGTTCTTGTTCTTCTTCGCTCAGTCCCTCGCCATACATTCGCATTGAGTAACCGCCGTGCTTTAAGCTGTTGGTGTTTCCTTTCGGTGCACCGTGCCCTTTTGCGTTGTGATTGCCTTTCGGTGCGCCCCGCTTGCGTTTGGTAACGTTACCTTTTTTCTTTTCGGTAACGTTACTTTTGCTATCCCATTTATCCTGGCATTTCCACTTACGGACAAGTGTTTCAGGTTCGCCGAGCTCCTCCGCTATAGACTTCAACGGTTTTGCGCCGTTGGATTCTTTCCACATCTCGTACGCCCTATCTCTGTTAGGGCTTCTTTGTCTGCCCACCTATCCCACCTCTCCGCTTCGGATTTTATTTAATTCGTATTTTCACAGCAATCTTCTTCGGCAGAACGCCTTTTTGTGAAAAAATAAAAGAAAGGAGTATCCAGTAAAGCGATACACGCCTTTACGAGATACTGACCTATAACCATATTTACGACAGCCTGAGGATTATCCCACAGCCAACCAAAGCCAACGCCGAAAGCAATTACACAGAATATTGCGGTATCTACAAGCTGACTTGTAAGCGTTGACGCATTGTTCCATATCCAGCGACCGCCTTTTGTACTACCGTGCTTCTTTATGTATGCGTCTCTTATTTTGTGAAAGACCGAAACGTCTAAGCTCTGGCTGACGAGATATGCGGTCAGGCTTCCGAGTGTAAATATCCAGTTCTGCCCTAACAGCATATCATAGGCTTTTTGCGTTTCTGCCGAAACTGTAGGCATATACTGCGTCACCATTATAATGAACGTTGCGAGCAGCTGTGCGGCAAGCCCTGTCCACACTATGCGATTAGCTGATTTCTTGCCCCATTTTTCGCCTACAATATCTGTTATCAGATATGTTAAAGGGTAACAGAGCACAGCTCCGGGGATTGTTATTACGCTTCCGAACAGGTATATGCCTGTGTCGATTACCTTGCAGGCCACCACGTTCGATATGACAAGGCAGGCGCAAAACAGCGCTGTCATTATATTTAAATTCTTTTCGCTCTTTATCATTTTTATGTTCTCCTATCATCTATCAAGGTACTGTTGAAATCTTATCCATTGCTTGAGATTATGTGCGTCCAACACCTTATAATCTTTCAGCCGTGTGTTTGCGGGTCTGCCTACCTGTGTCATTCTGCCGTCCTTGAACAGATATATTCTTGCATATCGTGAGCCTATCGTCCACGACGAACTATCAACACTGTAGAAGTCATATTTTTCTACGTCGGCAGGCGTAAACCCTAAGCCGTGTACTTTGGTGTTATGCGCTCTTGCATAGCTCAGCAAAGAGTGTATGTATTTATATTCCGCAGGCTTTATGTCCTTGATTGCGAAGCCGCCTATCGCAATATATGAGTATTCGGCACACAGATTTTTGAATTCTTCTATACCTCGGCTCTTGTGCCATACCGGTATAGCTTGTTTCTGTGTCTGACATTCGATTCGTTTGCGGTATTCCTTTACCTTGTCATATCCGACAAGGCAGTCAATATCCAACTCGAAAAAATATTGAATATCATTTTCGTTGATAAAGCGTATGTACTGCGATATGTAATCGTTCCAGTCGGGCATAGCTCCTTTGGAGTTTGACATAAATGTAAATGCCCCCGAATCGAGCAGAAACATATCGGTACTCTTTATCAACTTTCTTTGCCACTCTCGGTAATAGAAAAAAGCCGTCAGCAAATAACGGCTTTTCATCAATTCGTCTTTTAAATACTGCTTTCCCTCTGAGCTTGCAAGGAACAGCTTCACGGCGTAAAAGCGTGACCACATTCAGGGCAGATCACGCTTTTGTCTTTTTTGTCCTTTTCCTCATCATCGCTATTTTCGGGCTTTTTCTCCTCAAAAATGTCCTCAAGGTCATCAAGGTTGTCATTGCATATCAGAGATTCATCAAAACCCGTAATGCTGACATCGAAATTACGCCCGCAAAGCTCCTCAATTTCGCTTACAACGGCATTCATATCAAAATAGGATAAATCACTCATGCGATTGTCCGTAATGATATACGCTCGTTTCTGCTCGTCTGTGAGCCCTGTAAGGATAAAGCAGGGGATTGATTTAAGGTTTTCGGCTTTTGCGGCAAGCACTGCTCCGTGTCCTGCGAGTATGGTGTAATCCTCGTCAACTATAACAGGTTTTGCAAAACCAAACCCCGTATGCTTCTCTGTAGCTTTTCTATCTGCTTTTCAGAGTGTATACGGGAGTTTTTTGGGTGTGGTTTGAGCATATCCGGCGAGATATGCCGCTTCTTTGCTACTAAGGAGAAACTACATATAGGATTTTACGATAACATTGTATCACGGACCGTTTGAAGTGTCAATGAAGACTTTTTGAAATCACACATTAAGAAACATATCGATTCCAAAGAATAGGGTAGACAACTTACTTACCGCCGCTTCGATGTCGAGATATACGGTTCTTGGCTCTATGCTTTCTTCACGAGCGATTTCTTCTATCGTGAGCTGTTCATCGGAAATGTATCTGGCGGTGATTACTCTGCTACGCCGTTTTTCCAACTCATCGTTAGATTTCTCAACGAGGCTGTTGTATACGTCAAGCATTGTATCAATATGCGATACGATTACCATAGTACGCACCGCACTACGCTTTATACTGTCAATTACAAGCTCTCTGCGGTCGTCATCCTTTATCCACAAAGCTTCGAGTATATCAATGGCGTGCGGTGATGTTTCGGCGTCATAGACTGCATTTGCAGAATACGCCTTGAACTCACGGTAATGCTCAAGCAACAGTTTAGTGTTACGAAGCCGCTTTGAGTGTTTTTTCTTTTCAAGTTCTTTCTTTTTTTCAGCTTCTTTTTGAATAGCGGCTTCGGCACCTGCTTTGGCTGCTATTCTGATGATCTCATCTTCTAAGTAAGTAGGCATAAGCTCCCCCTTTGGCTTTAAGTCCGAAATCTTCTGTTGTAGCAGCACTGTATAATTTATTTCTATCTGTATTCTTTTCCTGTCACTTTGTGCTTGAGGGCTATTCGTCCGACAACTTCAAAACCTGCAAGCTCTGCAACCCTCTTGATTGTCTTGACGAGGTTGCCGAGGATTTCAAGCGTTTCCGCTTCTTTTCTACGTTCCTCACGACAGATATTTTCATACGCCTTGCCTGCCGTCGGATCTCGATAGCCCTCGGAATTGATGTCCATACGGTTCGTTTCCAACATTCCATCTCCCTTAACATTTAATTGTTATCTTCAGCTGTCTGCCAAGCCATTTTAAACCGTCAGTAGTTAATGTGTACCAAACACCTTTTCTGTCGGCTTCTCTCGTTATGAGAAACCTCGGAAGTTTATCTAATATCGGCTCGCCGTCGGGATTTGCACCCCAATAATTACGATACGGTTTATAAAACGCCTTGCCATGTCTTCGGTACGGTTTTACATAATCAAGCCCTACCATATGGCTACAATATTCTACAGCTATTTTTCTTTTGTCTTCTGTCATAGACATTTCGACGCCCATATCGATGCCCATGTTGCCGAAATATTCATCGTGCTCTTTATCTCGTTTTTCTACCCAATTCTTCGGGTGACGGCAACCGAGCATACCGTCAGCGTGCTCTATTCTGTATTTTCCTTCGCTTTCGGGGCACACATCGTCCTCAGCAATAGGGCATAAAGGACAGCAATCACATCTCATATTTCCAACCCTTCTACATAACACCATGACTGCGGCGGACGATTGATTGTTTTGCCGTTACAAACAAACTCGTTTAATTCTTTTGGTTCTTC